GTCATGACTCCTGAAGACAAGGAAATGGCTTTAAAACTTTTAGATCTTGATGTTGCTGAAATGGAGAGTATATCCAATAGATGGCAATATGATATGCAATCAGATTCGTGGTTATCTAAGAATACTAGACCTTTAACTCTGATATATTTAACTATATGCATGACATTATTCATATCCTTTGATTCTATAGGTATGGCTTTTGAAATGGATATAGCGTGGATAGAATTATTAAAGACATTACTGGTTACAGTATATGTAGCTTATTTTGGTTCTAGAGGAGCTGAAAAAGTATTTATAAATAAAAACAAAAAAGAATAAAATGAGTTTAATAGGTACAATGTACAAAGAACCTAGGATATTTGCCCATCATATGGTGGCGTTAAGTAGTTTAGTGCTAACAGATAGAATCCCAAGAGTCATCACGATAATTGAAAGTGGTAGCGGTTTTGCTGCTGGACCAGTTGTATTTGGCCCATCAGGAACAGGTGAAGTGGTAACAACTAATGGAAATGGTGTTAATATTGATTTAAGTATAACAGCTGTCGCTGGATCAGTTACAGTTGTAAGCGTAAGTCTTGGTTTTACTTATGAAAGTTTAATAATTCCAGATGGTTATGCGGTTGGAGATAGATTAGAAGTTGCGTCACCTACGCCAGGTGGAGATGCTGCTATTTTTGAAGTAACTAGTCTTTATCAGGACGGTCCTAGTTTTTCAAATGGAGCACAAGCGTTTGGTCAAGGAACTTGGGGATCTTATTATCCAATAATCTATAAAAATGCACCTTATAGCCAATTCCAAAAACCATTAGTATGTTATGGAAATGATTGTGGCGATATTGTATGCGCATACGGTTCTGTTGGATTATACATAGGATTAGATGGTGACTATACCGTGGTAGATGAAGCCGGGTGGGTAGTAACGCTCATGGGTTTAAAAGCAGGTACTTTCTGTCCAATTTTAGTAGTTTCAGTTACTGATGGTCCAGAGGAATATGAGGATAGTACTTTAGTTATATACTAAAATGATTATACCGTTTTATAATAGCGTTATTTCTGGTAGTGGCGCCGCTCCAAAACCTCCATCATTTACTACTCCACTCGTTCTGGATCGATTAAATGTTGAAGGTACAAAAATTAATATTGAATCCGCTGTTGTTGATCAAGGCGATGGGGCTCCAGTAACAGATAAAGGTATATGCTGGTCTACTTCACCTTCCTTCACTTCTAGTAATTGTCTTAGTTCAGGTGGAGGAGGTTCAGGTGCTTTTACAGTAATAATAGGGATTACAACTCCTCTGCTAAATGATACCATTTATTACTTTAGAGCTTACGCGCAAAACTCACAAGGAACTTATTATTCTGAATTCTTAAAATATAACACGAGTTATGTTCCTATGCAGTTTGTAATAGAAACAACTGTTCCTAATGAAACAATAGCAATAGCAGGAAATGACTCACTTAGTCTAAATTTACCTGTTGACGCATGGATAGATTGGGCAGACGGTAGTGATCCAGAAAATTTTATAACAACGACAAATAATATTCACACAATAGATCATACGTTCGTAAGTGCAGGATTGCATGATGTTCAGGTTTCAGGTTCCGTACGAAGACTTAAACTCAATTCAACTAATTTAACTGAATTTTCACAATGGGGAACTCAACCATGGGGTATAGCAAATGGTGCGTTTAAGAGTTGTGATTTTGTATATTCAGCGACAGATATCCCTGTTTTTGATCTTCCAACATTAAATCAACCTGTTACAGGTTTTACCGCGCAAGGCATGGGGCTTTATGAGATGTTTTCTCTTACAGGTCCATTATTTACAGGTCATGCAAGTTTTAATTCTTGGGATGTAGATGGTGTACAAAGTTTTTTCAGCATGTTTGAATCCTCAGAATTTAATGCAGATATATCAAATTGGGTGCTTAATCCTCCAGTTGGGAGTGATATATGTTGGATTAATCATATGTTCCAGAATAATACAACGTTTAATCAAAATTTAGATACATTGGATGTTTCTAATGTTACAGGTTTTACAGGTTTGTTTTGGGGAACAAACAACACAGCATCAACTTTATCTAGTTGGGATGTAAGCGGGTCTGCATTAGATGCTCTGAATTATATGGCTTTTAGTTACATGTTTAAAGATGCACTTCATATACCATCTGGTATAGGATCATGGACATTTAATACAACACCAGGTAAAGATGTTTATTTGAATAATATGTTTGATGGTACTATAGGAACCATACCTGATATAACGGGTTGGGATACAAGTCAAGTAAAGAGTATGAGTTACATGTTCCAGAATACTTCTTTTAATCAAGATATAAGTAGTTGGGATGTTTCATCTATTCAAGATGGTTTCCTTTATATGTTTAATGGTAATGCAACATTTAATCAGGATATAAGTAGTTGGGATGTTAGTAAAAACAACTCCTTTAGTGGAATGTTTAGAAATTCAGTGTTTAATCAAGATATATCAGCATGGGATATGACAGCTAGTAATTATCCTTTTACTAAAAATGTGCAGTTGTATGGAATGTTCCAAAATACACCATTTAATCAAGATATATCAGCATGGGATATATCAGAGTTAAAATATGGTGATGTCTTTATGGACAATGCAGCATTATCAACTCTAAATTATGATGCAATATTAATATCTTGGGAAAGTCAAGCGCCTACTAAAACGGTAGCAATTAACTTTGGAACAACAAAATATACAAAAGCTCCACATCTTGCCGCTGCTGCACACGCTAGTTTAATAAGTACTTATGGGTGGACAATAACTGATGGAGGACCTACTCTATAATAATAACATAAATTAAATTAAATGAAAATTACAGAAGAACAATTAAATAAAATACAAACTCACCAAAAAGAACTTAATACTATTTTAAATGAAGTAGGTTTTTATGAAGCTCAAAAACATGCTTTAATGCATAAATTTGGAGAAGTAAATAAAGAAGTTGAAACTTTCAAAACTGAATTAGAGAGTGAATATGGGGCTATAAATATAAATGTTGAAGATGGTACGTATACGAATATCAATCAAGAAAAAGTAATTGAAAATGTCTAAGGTTATAAGAAAGATAAGTATAGGATCCGATTACAAGAATGACGCTATGCATTATTCAACTGGACAGCAAGTATATGGCGGACATAACATATCTGATATAATATATGATGATAATGATAATTCTTATAATATTTACATTGAAAAAAACAATGAAATACTACCATGGAAAAAATTTAATTCAAACATGGCTATATCTATAGAGTATGATTTAGAATATAATGAATAGTTTATACGACTTTGTAGTAAAACCAATAAATAGTAGATATAACAATACAATAAAAATAGGTGATAAAACTTTAATAACTAACGCTAACATAGAAAATCATAAGGCGGTTAGTAAAGAAGCTTTAGTAATATCTACACCTTATAACATAAAAACTCCAATAAACGAAGGTGATAAAATTATTATACATCACAATGTGTTTAGAAGGTTTTATGATATGAAAGGTGTTGAAAAAAATTCTAGATCATATTTTAAAGATGATATGTATTTTTGTGGTGTTGATCAAGTTTATGCTTACTATAGAAATAACAAATGGAATACTATGTTCGATAGATGTTTTATAAAACCTATATTAAATAGATCAACCGTAATAAATAGTGTTGAAGAATATTGCACTGGAATAGTAAAGTATGACAATAACATCTTAAATGACTTAGGAATCACTAATGGGGATATTGTTACTTTCAAACCAAATAGACAATTTGAAATCATATTAGATGATGAAAGATTGTATTGTATGAAATCAAATGATATTGTAATAAAACATGAATATAAAGGAGACGAAGAAGAATATAATCCAAGCTGGGCAAGTAGCAGTTGAAGAACTCATCAAGGTTGCTAAAGAACCTATTATTGATACTCCCGATGATATATCTGCAGATAGACTTAAAAATGCTGCTGCCACTAAAAAACTTGCTATATTTGATGCTTTTGCAATACTTAGTAGAATGGAAGAAGAAGAAGCTATATTGGAGGGTAAAACTATAGAAGAAACACCAAAAAGGAGTTTTTCTATATCACCAGAAAATAGAACAAAATGAGTTATCAGCAAACATTGTATAAGATAATAGAAGATGTTGTAAACCCAAAGATATTAAAAAAACAGAATAGATATAAGAAGTGGGAGTATGGGTATAATTCAGATTACGATTTTATAGTTATAAGTAAAACCGGACAGATTGGAGAAATCATTGAAATACAAAATCTCAGAATTGCTTTACCAGCAATCAATAACCCGTTTAAAAGAAGTGAGAAGAAAGCAGAGCAATACTGGGAAAAACACCAATACTCAAAAGAATTAAATAGGATAAAAAGTACATTTGAATGGGACGAGTATCCTATAGATTTTAAAGAGAAGTGGGTTGATTACATTGAAGGAGAATTTAATTATAGAGAAGAAGGTTATTGGTATTATAATAATGGCAAACCTAACTATATAACAGGCACTCATTACATGTATCTACAGTGGTCAAAGATAGACGTCGGCGCCGCTGATTATAGAGAATCTAATAAGTTATTTTTCTATTTCTGGGAAGCTTGTAAAGCAGATAATAGGTGTTATGGAATGTGTTACTTAAAAAACAGACGATCTGGATTCTCATTTATGGCATCGTCAGAACTAGTTAATCAAGCAACTATGTCTAGTGATTCCAGGTTTGGAGTATTATCTAAGACAGGTTGGGATGCTAAGAAGATGTTCACGGACAAAGTTGTACCAATAAGCGTTAACTATCCATTTTTCTTTAAACCGATCCAAGATGGTATGGATCGACCTAAAACAGAATTAGCGTATAGAGTACCTGCTTCAAAATTAACAAGGATTAGAGGAGATAGATGGATTAGATACCACGATAGATTGGAAGAATACTGGAGATAATAGTTACGATGGTGAGAAATTAAAACTATTAGCACATGATGAAAGCGGTAAGTGGGAGAGACCTGATAACATCAAGAACAACTGGAAAGTAACTAAAACATGTCTTAGATTAGGTAGGAGGATTATTGGTAAGTGTATGATGGGATCAACGTCTAATGCTTTAGATAAAGGAGGCCAAAACTTTAAAGATGTATATAGCAGTTCTGATGTCACTAATAGAAATAGGAATGGTCAAACTAAATCTGGTTTGTATTCTTTGTTTATACCTATGGAATGGAACTATGAAGGATATATAGATCTACATGGTATACCTGTATTTGACACACCTAAAAAACCTGTTACTGGCATAGATGGTTTACCAATTCACATAGGCGTTATAGAGTATTGGAATAATGAAGCTGAGGGTTTAAAGAGTGATCAAGATGGTTTAAATGAATTTTTTAGACAATTTCCAAGAACCGAAAAACACGCATTTAGAGATGAGACACAAGAAAGTTTGTTTAACTTAGTAAAGATATACGAACAGATAGATTACAACGAGGAGATAAATAATAAAGCTAATGTAACTAGAGGTAGTTTTCAGTGGGTGGATGGAATTAAGGATACTAAGGTTGTTTTTGCACCAAATTCAAACGGAAGATTCATGATATCATGGATTCCACCTAAAAATCTCCAAAATCAAGTGATAATTAAAAATGGCACTAAATATCCTGGCAATGAACATATTGGAGCTTTTGGATGTGATAGTTATGATATCTCAGGAACTGTAGATGGTAGAGGGTCTAATGGAGCTTTACATGGGTTAACTAAATTTAGCATGGAAGATGCTCCACCGAATCACTTCTTTTTAGAATATATAGCTAGACCACAAACAGCTGAGATATTTTTTGAAGATGTGCTTATGGCTTTGGTTTTTTATGGAATGCCTTTACTGTGTGAAAACAATAAACCTAGATTACTTTATTATTTAAAAAGAAGAGGTTATAGAGGTTTTTCAATGAATAGACCTGATAAGGTTTGGAACAAATTATCAGTCACTGAAAGAGAAGTTGGTGGGATACCAAATTCTAGTGAAGATATAAAACAAGCACATGCTGCAGCTATAGAATCTTATATAGAAAACAACGTTGGACTTTTGGTAGAAGGATACGGGGATATGTATTTTCAAAGAACATTAGAGGATTGGTGTAGGTTTAATATTAGTAATAGAACTAAACATGATGCTTCAATAAGTTCTGGATTAGCCGCAATGGCATGTAATAAGAATAAGTATAAACCAATAGCTAGCAGAGAAATAAAGCAAGTAGATTTGGGAATTAAAAGATATGATAACAAAGGTTTTGTTTCAAAAATAATAAAATAAATGATTTATACCACCACTAACAGTTCTTTTCCTGATCAGGTTGTACCTGATGAAGTTAAACAAGGTTATGATTACGGTTTGCAGGTTGCTAGAGCAATAGAAGGCGAATGGTTTAATGGTAGCAATAGTGGCAGTAGGTTTTCAACTAACTATAATAACTTTCATTTTAGAAGATTATACGCTAGAGGCGAACAACCTGTTCAAAAATATAAAGATGAATTATCTATAAACGGGGATTTATCTTATTTGAATTTAGATTGGAAACCTATCCCGGTTCTATCTAAATTTGTTGACATCGTTGTTAATGGTATGAGTTCTAGGAATTATGAGATTAAAGCATTCTCTCAAGATCCTGTATCTAAAAAAGCTAGAACAGATTACGCGACAAATCTTCTTAGGAATATAGCATTAAGAGATTTCAATAAATCAGTTAAAGATAAACTTGGAATGGATATATCTACAGTAGATGATCCAGCAAAAGCCCCTCAAACCCAAGAAGAACTAGAAGTTCACATGTTATTAGATTATAAACAATCTATTGAAATAGCAGAAGAGGAGGCTATAAACAATACTTTAGAAAGAAACAAGTACGACTTAACTAGTCAAAGAGTTAATCACGATTTAACCGTAATAGGTATAGGAGCTAATAAAACTAGTTACAATAGATCAGAAGGAGTCACTGTAGAGTATGTAGATCCATCTAATTTAATATATTCTTATACTGAAGATCCTAATTTTGAAGACATTTGGTATGTTGGAGAGATCAAAGCATTAACAGTGGGCGAAGTTAAGAAATATTTTCCTCATATATCAGAAGAAGAAATTCAGGAAATCCAAAAATATAATGGTAACAATAACTACACTAGGGGTTGGGCCGGTAGAGATGATGCTAATACCGTGTACATTATGTTCTTTGAATACAAAACTTACAGCGATCAAGTATTTAAAATAAAATATACAGATCAAGGATTGGAAAAAGCGTTAGAGAAACCTAGTGACTTTAATCCACCTAAAAGCGACAAGTTTGACAAAGTATTTAGATCTATAGAGGTATTATATTCTGGTGCTAAAGTGCTTGGGCATGATAAAATATTAGATTGGAGATTATCTAGTAACATGACACGCCCAAAGTCTAATTTAACTAAGGTTAATATGAACTATAGCATTGCTGCTCCTAGAATGTACAAGGGAAGAATAGAATCTATAGTTAGTAAGTGTATGGGTTTTGCTGACATGATACAATTGACGCACTTGAAACTACAACAAGTGTTAGCTAAGATAGTTCCAGATGGTGTATTTTTAGATGTAGATGGATTAGCTGAAGTTGATTTAGGTAATGGAACATCTTACAATCCAGCTGAAGCATTAAATATGTATTTTCAAACTGGTAGTGTTGTTGGTAGATCTATGACTCAAGACGGCGATATAAATCGCGGTAAAGTTCCAATACAAGAATTGTCTAGTTCTAATGGTCAAGCTAAGATACAATCGTTAATAGGCACTTATCAGTACTATTTACAAATGATAAGGGATGTAACTGGACTTAACGAAGCTAGAGATGGTAGTATGCCAGATGAGAAGTCTTTAGTTGGTTTACAGAAACTAGCAGCAGCAAACTCAAACACGGCTACTAGACACATATTAGATTCTAGTTTATATTTAACGTTAAGGGCTTGTGAGAATATTACATTAAGAATTTCTGATTGCTTAGAATTTGATCTTACTAGAGAAGCTCTAATTAATAGTATTAGTTCTTACAATGTTGGAACATTAGAGGAAATGCATAACTTACATCTATATGATTTTGGTATATTTTTAGAATTAGAACCAGACGAAGATGAGAAAGCTATGTTAGAACAGAACATACAAATGGCTTTACAACAAAGTCAAATATACTTAGAGGATGCTATCGATGTTAGGAATATAAATAATTTAAAGTTAGCTAATAAGTTATTAAAGATAAAAAGACAAGAGAAGCAAAAAATTGATCAACAAATCCAACAACAACAAATACAGGCTCAAGCTCAAGCTCAAGCAGAGACAGCTGAAAGGGTTGCGATGGCGGAAGTCCAAAAACAACAAGCGATAGCAGAGACTCAATTACAGATTGAACAAGGTAAGTCACAGTTTGATATACAGAAACTACAACAAGAGGCAGAAGTAAAAAGGCAATTAGCAGAGCAGCAATTTGGATATGATATGCAGTTAGCTCAACTCGACTCCCAAACTAAATTGCAAGTTGACGGAGTTAAGGAAGATAGGAAAGATAATAGAACTAAAATACAAGCAACTCAACAAAGTGAGTTAATAGAACAAAGGAATAACGATGGATTACCAAAGAATTTCGAAACACCTATAAATGAGAATGAATTCGGTATGTCGCAACAGTAACAATTATATTATATTATGGAAGAAAGTAAAGAAGATTTAACGGCTAGAGAAACGCCTACAGTAGATACTAAGGTTGAAAAACTAAAAGTAAAAACAACTCCTAGAAAATACAACAAGAATAAAGATAAAGTCACTAAGATAGATTTGTCTAAAAAAGAGGAGGAGACTAAAGAAGAGGTTGTTCAAGAAGTAGTTGTTGAAGAGGTAAAAACTGAAGAACCTATAGAGGTTAAAGATACAGTAGAAGAAACTCCAGTTAGCGTAATAGAAGAAATAACTAACGAGGAAGTTGAAGTTATCAAACCAGTGGTTACAAAGATACCAGAAACACCTAAAGTTGATTTACCAGAAAATGTGGAAAAATTAGTTGACTTTATGAAAGAGACTGGTGGAGATATAAATGATTATGTTAGATTAAATTTTGACTATGATTCTATTGATGAAGACGTACTATTACAAGAATATTATAAAACTACTAAACCTCACCTGAATGCAGAGGAGGTTGAATTTATTATAGAAGACGACTTTAAGTATGATGAAGATTACGATGAAGAAAAAGTTGTCAAGAAAAAGAAATTAGCCTATAAAGAAGAGGTTGCTAAAGCTAAGAGTTTCTTAGAAGAAACTAAAAACAAGTATTATGATGAGATCAAGTTGAGACCATCACTTACTAACGAGCAGAAGAAAGCAACGGATTTTTTTGATAGGTATAATGAAGATCAAGAAGTTTCTAAAAAGAAACATGAAGAATTTAAAGACATTACCAAAAACTACTTTAATCAGGATTTCAAAGGTTTTGAGTTTAACTTAGGTGAAAAGAAGTTTAGGTATGGTATAAATAATCCTAATGAACTAGCGGAAACGCAGTCGGATATCGGTAATTTTGTGAAGAGGTTCTTAAACGAAGACGGTACCATAAATGATCATAAAGGATATCACAAAGCTATCTATGCAGCGAAGAATGCTGATACTATAGCACAACATTTTTATGAGCAAGGTAAAGCCGACGCTGTAAAAGATGTTATGGCTAAGTCCAAGAATATAAATGATAAACCTAGGCAAAGTGCTGATGGTAACGTTTATATAAATGGATTAAAAGTAAAAGCTATTACTGGGTTAGATAGTACTAAACTAAAAGTTAAAAAACTAAACTTATAAACTAAAAATTATGGCGTTTACCGTAACAAACGCGGGCTTGACCCCGCATCAAGAACAGGTTACATTGTCCTCGAATTATTTAAACTTTGCTGGAGACACTCCTGCAAATGATTTCGCGCAACAATATTTACCTGAATTATATGAAGCAGAAATCGAAAGATTCGGAAATAGGACTCTTTCAGGTTTCTTAAGAATGGTCGGAGCAGAGATGCCCATGACCTCAGATCAAATAATTTGGTCAGAACAAAATAGATTGCACATTAGCTACACTGGTGTTACAATAGCAGCAGTTGGAAATGCGACATTGACAACTCCTGTTGATCACGTTGTTAGAGACGGGCAAACCATTGTAATTAGTGAACCAATATCTAATACGACTGTTAAAGCTTTAGTCAGCACTGGGGATCCTCTTGGTACTAATCCAATAACGTCAACAACCATGGATGCTTATCCATACGGATTAACCGCGTGGCCAGCGGCTTTTGATGGAGCAGATTTAAACGTATTCGTTTATGGTTCTGAATTTGCTAAAGGTACTCACGGAATGTTAAATGCTGTTCAACCAGCATTCACTCAGTTTGAAAACAAACCAATTATAATCAAAGATAAGTATGAGGTTTCAGGATCTGATGCTGCTCAAATTGGTTGGGTTGAAGTTGCTACAGAAGATGGTACAACTGGATACTTATGGTATCTAAAAGCTGAATCTGAAACTAGATTACGTTACGAGGATTACCTTGAAATGTCAATGGTTGAAGGTGAATTAGCTACTGCTACTGGTGGCATTTCGGCAACTGCTGGTGGTTCTGCTGGTGGTACTCAAGGTCTTTTCTCTGCAATAGAAGAAAGAGGTAATGTATGGCAAGGATTTGCCGGTGCAGCTGCCCCTGGTTCTGGTGCTTTAGCTGACTTTGATTCTATTCTTGCGCAACTTGATTCTCAAGGAGCAATTGAAGAGAACATGTTATTCTTAGACAGAGCTACAGCTCTTGATTTTGATGACATGATTGCTGCTATGGCAGGTGGAGGTTATTCTTCAACTGCATCCGCTTCTTATGGTTTATTTAATAACTCAGGAGAAATGGCATTAAACTTTGGATTTTCAGGTTTTAGAAGAGGTTCTTATGACTTCTACAAAACAGATTGGAAATATCTAAATGATGCTTCTACTCGTGGATTAGTTAATAACATCCAAGGAGTAATGGTTCCAGCAGGAACATCTACTGTGTATGATCAAATGCTTGGTCAGAACATTAGACGACCTTTCCTACACGTGAGATATAGAGCGTCTCAAGCTGATGATAGAAGATACAAATCTTGGATCACTGGTTCTGTAGGTGGAGCTTACACATCTGATTTAGATGCCATGGAAGTTCACTTCTTATCTGAAAGATGTCTATGTGTACAAGCTGCTAATAACTTCGTAGAGTTTATAGCTTAACTTACACGAAATTGTGGAGGAGTAAAATCCTCCACTTTATTAATCTTTTAAAAAATAAGAAAATATGAGTAAATTTATACAATTTAGTAGAAACCAAGCAAATTCAGCTGATAAACTACAATTACCAACTGAGGGTATTATATCTATAGGCGCAGCAGATATTACTAGCTGTCTTATATTATATACACCGATTAGTCAAGGTACACACGATGATGGTACTATAAATCCACCAAATTGTTTACAATACGATTTGACTGTAGCTGCTACAGGTGGCGCTACTTTAACAAGAGCGTCTATTTGTACAGCTGTAACTAATGCAGTTATAAACGCTGGTGAAGGTCGCAACGCTTTAGTTGCTGACATGGAAGTAACTGGTGCTGCAATAGGATTTACTACATTCTTGTAAAACCTAAAATAACAAGATCCCATTTCGGTGGGGTCTTTTTTAACTATTTAATTATATTATATTATGGAAGAAACAATTGACAAGCCTAAAAAGGTTAAAAAAACTGAAACTCCTAGAACGGAGATAAAAGACAGACATTATTATTTACTTAATGGACTTGCTCCTTTAAGTTACGTAATGAATTCAAAACATACTACTAAGTCACCTTTACTTTATTTCGATAAAGAAAAAGGTATTCAAAGAGCTTTAAGATATGCTACTAACCAAGCGTCTCCATTTGTAGACGAACAAGAAGGTCCAGTAACATTAGCTCACATAATGTTTAAAGATGGTGTATTGAGTGTTCCTAAAGAACAACAAAACCTTCAAAAGATGTTAGAAGTGCATCCTCTTAGAGATAAGAAGTTTGCTGAACATGATAATGCGGTGGTAGCAAAAGATGAATTAGAAGATTTAGAATTAGAGATTCGTGCTTTAAATGCAGCTTCTTCAATTGATGTAGATCAAGCAGAGGCAATACTTAGAGTTGAAAAAGGTTCTAGTGTTTCTAAATTAACTTCTAAGGAGATTAAAAGAGATATATTAATATTCGCTAAAAGAAACCCTAAATTGTTTATTAGTCTTGCTAATGACGAAAATGTTGTACTAAGGAATTTTGCTATTAAAGCAACTGAAATTGGTATAATAAAGTTAGCTAGTGACCAAAGAACTTTTACTTGGGGAACTAATGGTAGAAAACTAATCAACGTACCTTTCGATGAAAATCCTTATTCAGCTTTAGCAGCATGGTTTAAAACTGATGAAGGTTTAGAAGTATATAGGTCTGTAGAGAAGAAAATGAATTAAAAATCATTTTTAGTATGTAACTATATTAAAGGCGGCTTAATCGCCGCCTTTTTTATTATTAAAATAAAACAACATGGCAATAAACGTAGATAACGTATATAAGACAGTTCTATACGTATTAAACAAAGAACAAAGGGGCTATCTAACGCCAGAAGAATTTAATAAAATAGCTACACAAGTACAGTTAGAGATATTTGAAAAATACTTTGAGGATCTAAATATATACTCTAGGATCCAAGATAATAATAGCGAGTATGGGAATAGAATAAAGAATATAGATGAGAAACTAGATATATTTAAAACTATTGGAGATTGTAATGGTTCTGATGGAATAAATCTTACTAATATATTTAATGTCCCTGTTCCAACTGATCCTATTGAGTTTTACAAATTAGGTACTGTTATATATAAAGATACAGAAATAGAAAAAGTTAGACCAAACGATCTGCTTTATATAAACAAGTCTCCATTGACTAAACCAACTGCTGTATACCCAGTTTATACATATGAAGGTGATGTAATATACATATACCCAAAAACAATAACCGGAACAGACACTTCAACACCAATATCTGCAACATACATTAAAAAACCACTTGATGTTAGATGGGGTTATATTCCTAACTCAAATTTAGGGTATTTTGAGTATAACGAGGACCCATACACTGGCTCAAACACTCCATTGACAGCAGGATCTACCGACTTTCAATTACACGCTTCTGAACAGTCCGAGGTTGTATTAAATATATTAATGTATGCTGGAGTTGTCGTACGTGATCCTCAGGTTATACAAGCTGCTAGCAAGAAGATACAACAAGACGAAGTAGCAGAAAAAAGCTAATAAGATATGGGACTAATAAACGAAACTAACGAACAGTACTATGTAGGGACTCAGTCCATGGTTGCTGAAGCCGGTAAAACTGCTTATGCGTTCACTTTTGATCTAGATCTTACTTTAGGTAGTGAAGATTCGTGGGATCCTACTAATGATTATTATCAATTAAATAATTTCTTTTTAGAAGGAAGCGATGATCAAATTACGTGGGAGGTTTATGATGATGATGCATTTTCTGTTTCTGACAATATAATTACTTTCGATACTGCACCATTTATTGATTACGCATTTATAAGAATAAGATTAAAGAATTTATATAATTCAGATTCTTTTGCTCATTATGGTGGTTATCAATATACTAGTTTAGAAGATGTAGTTAATAACTTTATGGTTGCGTAAAGATGTAGTTAATAACTTTATGGTTGCGTATGTTGGGCAAGATAAGATAATACCTAATATAAAAAGATCAGATGTATTATTCCACGCTAAAAGAGGTTTGCAAGAGTTTAGTTATGATACTTTAAAAAGTATAAATTCTCAAGAATTAATAATACCTCCTAGTTTGTCAGTGATAATACCACAAGATTATGTTAACTATGTTAAAGTGTCTTGGGTTGATAAATCAGGTGTTACACACATAATATATCCTACTAGACTAACTAAGAATCCAGGTGAAATACCTATTCAAGATGAAGATGGTACACCAATACAAGATGAGGTGTTGCATCCTGATGGTAGTATAGATGGAGAGAACATACAGGGATCTTCTATTATGGAAGAACAATGGGATAGTAACTTAGATCCAAATCTAAACTTAATAGAACTAAACAATTACTATGGTAATACTTATCCATACTATAATACATGGTTTGGACAAAGATATGGTTTAAATCCTGAAACAGCTCAGACTAACGGGTGGTTCACTATAAATGATAGAGAAGGCAAATTTTCATTTAGTAGTAATCTCGTGGGTAAATTAATATTGTTAGAATATATATCTGATGGTTTAGCTTACGATGAAGATACTAAAGTACCGAAGTTAGCTGAAGAGGCATTGTACATGCAT